TGACTGAAACCACTGTCGATGTTGAGGCCGGCTTGCGCCACAAGCTGGGTATCTGGCAGGCGACAACCGAGCTCGGCCCGGTCTATCCACTGGAGCATGTCTGCGTGGTTTCCCAGAAGCCCACGGCCATCCATCGCAACGAACATGGCTTACACTGCGACGGCGGGCCGGCGTTGTCCTACGGCGAGGGGGGATTCTTTTCCCTGAATGGCGTCCGGGTTCCGGAATACCTGGCCGTGACGCCTTCGGAGTCCTTGGACATCGCCTGGTTTCATTCCCAGGAAAACGCCGACGTGCGCACGGAGTTCGTCCGCAAATACGGGGTCGAGCGGTTGCTCGATCTCGGCAAGAAGGTCGATTCCTTCACCAACTACGATGAGGAGTGGTGGACGAAGAGCGAATACGAGCTGTGGGACATGGCCTCGTTGTTCCCGAATCTGACCTATCAGCCCTATCTCAAGATGATGAACCAGACCACGAAAGTCTGGCACGTCGAAGCTGTCTCTCCGGCTTGCCGCACGTTGCGGGAGGCCATCCAAGAACGATTTGGCGGACGGGATTTCTCAATCCGCGCCATTGCCTGAAACCACCACCACCACCCACCCCATCACCAGATCCTAATCTTATGAGTCCAAAAACTGACGTTGTCCTCCACGGCGAATGCATGTGCTTCGCCTCCGAAATCCCCGCCGCCGCGACACCCCTCAAGGTGGATGGCCCTTATCTCATCGTGGCCGACAGCGAAACCACCGGGAACCACCACGTGGTAGACCGCAAGAAAGGCGTCGAGTTCCTGGAGCACGAAGGCCGGCGGTTCATGCGCAACAGCGTGCCGACCAAGATCCGCTGCCTTCACCCGCAGCGGCACGATGAAATCACGCTGGAGCCCGGCCAGTGGGAATTCGGCACCCAGCAGGAATACGACCCCTTCGCTGAGAACATGCGGAACGTGCGCGACTGAGCCCGAAACCCATCACCCGACAGCCCCATGCGAAATATCTCCTTCTCCCTGACGGAACGCCAATTCCTGGACCACTCCAAGGACGTGACCCGGCGGCTTGGCTTCCGGGACGCGAAACCTGGCGAACTGCTTCGAGCCATCCGCAAGGGCATGGGCTTGAAGAAAGGGGAGAAGGTGGAACCGCTGGGGCTGATCCGGATCGTGTCAGTCGTGGTGGAACCTCTCAACCGGATGACGGAAGAACCGATCTATGGTGACGAGGAATGCCGGCGCGAGGGATATCCGGAAAAGACCCCGGCTCAATTCGTGAAGCTGTTTTGCCAAGCGCAGAACTGCAAACCGGAGACTGAAATCACGCGGATCCAGTTCGAGCACGTCACAGGAGAAAGAACACCCGCCTAATGATTCCACACCAACAAATCCCCGCTTTCCCACTGTGCTGGCCCGATCGCATCCCGCGATGCAAGTGGCGCAATGCCTCCGCCTTCAAGACCGGGCTACCGTCCGCCATCAAAAACGTGCAGTCGTCCCTGAACCTGTTCGCAAAGGACAGCGGGAAGAAGATCGAAAACCTTTCGATTTCCAGCAATGTCACCCTTGGCGCGGACCGGCCCGCCGATCCAGGCGTTGCCGTGTGGTTCGTGTGGGACAACCTACAGGTATGTATCCCCGTCGATCGATACTCGAAGGTAGAGCACAACCTACAGGCTATTCACCATATCCTTGAAGCCCGCCGCGTGGAGCTCCGGCATGGTGGGATTGAAATCGTCCGCGCCTCCTTCACCGGGTTTACCGCATTGCCGGCACCGAAAGCCGATCGGCATTGGTCGGAGGTGCTGGGAATCGCTTCCAACGCTTCCCCGGATCAGATCCGTGAGCGCTACCGCGAACTCTCGAAAACGGCCCATCCGGACGCGGGCGGCAGTGCCGATGCCTTTCATCTGATCCGCACGGCCTACGACCAGGCGAAGGTGGAAAGGGGCGTGGCGTGATCATCATCAAGTCCGTACAGGAAGTGACCGTGGAATGCGCCGCCCTCATCGAGCACAGCGGCCTGAAAGCCCAGGAAGTGCCAGCGGTGATCGTGAACCTGATGCTCGGATTTTCCGCTCAGACCGGCGTGCCAATCGCGGACGTCACGCAATTTTGCAGCAATGCCGCGAACAACGCGAAAGGAGCGGATGATGTCTCGTGAGCTGAAACTTCCGCTTACCCGGGATCGAAATCCGGAAATCTTCGAACGACTCGATCAGCACGATGCGGAAGAGCGTGCCGAGGCCTCGGGCGATGCCACCTACCTGCAGTTCATCAAGTCGAAGGTGAAGCTGGCGGAAACGGCCGGCTTCGAGATCCGGGACAGTGACGTGCATCCGCTCCTGAAGGACCATCAGCGGGCGCTGGTGTGCTGGCTCGTGGCCGGTGGCCGGCGGGCATGCTTCGCGTCCTTCGGGATGGGGAAGAGCCTCATCCAGCTCGAGGCCGTACGTCTCACCCGTGAACGTGCCGGCGGCTTCGGGCTGATCGTGATCCCGCTCGGGGTGAAGCAGGAGTTTCTACACGATGCCGCGCTGATCGGGGTGCCGGTGAAATTCATCCGCCGCTTTGAAGAGGTCGAAGACGAGCAGACGATCTACCTGGCCAACTACGAAACCATCCGCGACGGCAAGCTCGACCCGACGTTGTTCACCGTGGCCTCTCTCGACGAAGCGAGCTGCCTCCGCGGCTTCGGTGGCACGAAAACCTTCCGGGAGTTCATGCGCCTGTTTACGGGCGATTCCGGCCCCACCAGGAAGGCCACCACCGGACGGCGGGTCGCGTATCGCTACGTCGCCACGGCCACGCCCTCGCCGAACGACTACATTGAGCTGCTGGCCTATTCCGCCTTCCTCGGCATCATGGATGTCAGCCAGGCCAAGACCCGATTTTTCAAGCGGGATTCGACGAAGGCGGATGTGCTCACCATCCATCCTCACAAGGACCGGGAGTTTTGGCTGTGGGTGGCCTCCTGGGGCGTGTTCGTGCAGCGGCCGAGCGATCTCGGGTTTTCCGACGTGGGCTACGATCTGCCGCCGCTCGACGTGCGCTGGCACGAGGTGGGAACCGACCATCGCAACGCCGGGCACGACAAGAATGGGCAAGGCCGGCTGATCCGCGATGCTGCCGCCGGTGTGGTCGAAGCCGCGAAGGAGAAGCGCGACAGCCTCGACGCGCGGGTTGCCAAAATGCTCGAGCTACGCGCCGAGGATCCCTTCGCCCACCGCGTCATCTGGCACGACCTGGAAGCCGAGCGGGAAGCGATCGAGGCCGCGGTGCCATCCATCGTCTCCGTGCGCGGCCCGGACAGCGACACGCACAAGGAAAACACCATCATCGGCTTTTCCGCCGGCGAGATTGCCGAGCTGGCAGGGAAGCCCTGCATGCTCGGCTCCGGCTGCAACTTCCAGCGCCATTGCGCATGGGCGATCTATCTCGGGATCGGTTTCAAGTTCAACGATTTCATACAAAGCGTTCACCGCCTCCAACGCTTCCTGCAAACGCGGCCGGTCCGGATCGACCTGATCTTCACCGAAGCGGAGCGGAGCATCCGGCAGGGCCTCGAACGGAAGTGGAAACAACACAATACCCAGGTTCAGAAAATGACCGCTATCATCAAGGAGTTTGGACTTTCGCAGGCTGCCATGGCTCACACGCTCACGCGCAAGCTGGGGGTGGAACGGGTGGAAGTCACCGGGCCGGGATATCGCATCGTGAACAACGACAGCGTGCTCGAAATCAAGAACGTGCCCTCTAACAGCATCGGCCTCGGCCTGACTTCCATTCCGTTTTCCACTCAATACGAGTATTCGCCCAACTACGCGGACTTCGGCCACAGCGCCGGTAATGAAGAGTTTTTCGGACAGATGGATTACCTCTCACCCGAGCTGCTGCGGGTGATGATGCCCGGGCGCATTCTGGCCATTCACGTCAAGGACCGGATCGTGCCCGGCGGCATGACCGGTCTCGGCTTCCAGACCGTCTATCCGTTCCACTGCCGCTGCATCGAGCATTACGTCGCGCACGGATTCGCGTACCTCGGCATGAAGACGATCGTGACGGACGTTGTCCGGGAGAACGATCAGACCTACCGCCTCGGGTGGTCCGAGCAATGCAAGGACGGGAGCAAGATGGGCGTGGGCATGCCGGAATACCTGCTGCTGTTCCGGAAGCCGCCAACCGACACCAGCAACAGCTACGCGGACCAGCGAGTCTTGAAGCCGAAGAAGCTGTGGGACGCCGAGACGGGCAAGTGGAAGAATGCCAAGGGCTATTCCCGGTCACGCTGGCAGGCGGATGCGCACGGGTTCGCCCGGTCGAGCGGCAACCGCCTTTTGACCCCCGAGGAGCTGATGCGCCTGTCCCACGCCGACATTTTCAAGGTGTTCCGTGATTACTCTTTGGAGAGCGTCTATAACTTCGAGCATCATGTGAAGATCAGCGAGGAGCTGGAACGCACCGGCCGGCTGCCCACGAACTTCATGCTACTGCAACCACAGTCGTGGTCGGATGAAGTGTGGACCGATATCACCCGGATGCTTACGATGAACGGCTTCCAGGCGGCACAGGGGAAAGAAAACCACCTTTGCCCGATGCAGTTCGATCTTGCCGATCGCGTCATCGCCCAATTTTCCGAACCGGGTGACACCGTGCTCGATCCCTTCGGTGGGCTGATGACGGTGCCGGTGCGGGCCATTAAGCAAAAACGCTTCGGCATCGGGTTCGAGCTTTCCCCGGCCTACTTCATCGACGGCGCCAGCTACTGCCGAGCGGCCGCGGAGGAAATGGCCATGCCGGACCTTTTCACCGTCACCGGGGACGAAAGGAGCGCGGATTGAATGAGCTGGCACTTTTTGCAGGAGGAGGAGGAGGCATCTTGGGAGGCAAGCTCCTTGGATGGCGCACCCGATGCGCTGTTGAAATTGATGCCTACCAGCGCAGCGTTCTGCTCGAACGCCAGCGAGACGGGTGCCTTGAGCGCTTTCCCATCTGGAGCGATATCCGCACCTTCGACGGCCGGCCATTGCGGGGATCGATCGATATCATCTCCGGCGGGTTCCCCTGCCAAGATATCAGCAGCGCGGGCCCAGGATTGGGGCTCGACGGCTCCCGCTCAGGCCTTTGGTTCGAAATGCTGCGGATTATTCGCGAGGTGGAACCCCTCGTCGTCGTCGTGGAAAACTCCCCAATGCTCACTTCTCGAGGGCTTGGACGAGTTCTCAGCGACTTGGCCGCGCTGGGGTATGATGCGGACTGGGGTGTGCTGGGAGCTATCGACGCCATCTTTCATCACTGCGATCCGTTCCTCTATCACGAGCGGGAAAGAATCTGGATCGTTGCCCACCTTGTGCGCGGCAGACGGGGAGAAGGGCGGGCGCGGGGACCTGTATGCACGTCTGAACAATTCTGGCCGGCAACGCAAGGCAGCGACGCCCGGTTTAGAGGACGAACTTTGGCCGGCAAGGTTCCCGACGTTGCTCGCTTCGGACGCAAGCGGAGGTCCCGGTCACGGGAAAATGATGCAGGGGGGGCCATCTCTCAGGACGGTGATTCAGATGCCCACAATGCGGTCCCGCGACTGGAAGGACTCCGGCTCTCTGCCACCGTCTCGGGTGGCCAGGAAGAATCTCGACACGCTGGGCCAGCGATTGGCACGCGACGAATCGGATGGTGGTCCACTGAACCCGGAGTGGTGCGAATGGTTCATGGGTTTCCCGATCGGATGGACCGCACGAGGGGTCTCGGCAATGCCCAGCTTCCAGCAATGGTTCCGCTCATTTGGAAAATTCTGCACGGATGATATATGAGAGAAGACGCTCCAATTCACGAAAAGAAACCCTTCGGTTACCCATTTCCGGCAGAGGCCTTGGACATGTTCGTGCATCCAGGCGGAGAGTTTCCGGAGTTCCACGCTCCCTTCACGCACGAAGGAGCCGTGTATGCCGCCAATGGCTTCATGGCACTTCGTTTGCAGAAGTTTGCTTTCGCGCCTCCGCCGGCCAACCCATCCGCCGCAAAGAGGGTGATGGAACTTTTCCCGTGGGGTGCCTTCGAAGGACCGGAGATGGGCGATGACAACCCGCGCTGGGCATCTCTGGACGATGCTTCGCTTTCCATCTGGAAGTTCGGTCCCCGTCCGATTTGGGAGCGATCACTCCGCACCTATCACGTCCGCATTCAGCCAGGTGTGCGTGTGGGGGCCGGTGCCGTTACGGCCTTGCCCTTGCTCCAATTGCTGGCACGCCTGCCCAGGGCGCGAGTGTGGACCGACAACGGCCCCCGTGGCGCGATCATCTGCCGCTTCAATGGCGGCGAGGCGATCATCCGCCCGTTTCCCGATTTCGTTGAGGGACGCATGGATGCCCGGTTCGGCATCCTCGGACCGAAGCGGAGCCATCACGACGGTCGGCCGGAGTTCGACAAACCGAAGGGGCCTCCCGACTCGTGGCTGAAGAAGCATTACAAGCCGGCCGCCGAAATCTACGCAGCGAACAACCCGCACGCCGACGATCTGCCCGTCATTGTTAGAGAGGACTGAAGCCATGGATGACCTTTTCAAATCGAGCAGTGCGACGTTTAGCCCTTGCCGGCAATACCGGTACGAGCTGTGGCGCAGGTGGGATTCCAGCCAGCCCTACGCGCTCTTCATCTGTCTCAACCCGAGCATTGCCGATGAGAACGTGAACGATCCCACCGCCCGCCGCTGCATGCGCTACGCGGCCGATTGGGGCTTCGGTGCCTTGTGTATCGTCAACTTGTTCGCCTACCGAGCAACGAAGCCGGAGGAAATGACGTGTGCCCGTGATCCGATCGGTGAGGGCAACGACGAGACGCTTGTTCGTCTGGCGACCGGCGCCGGCGTGATCGTCGCCGCGTGGGGTGCCATGGGCTCTCACCTAGACCGGGATGCCGAGGTCGTCAAACTGATCCCCCGGCCCCTCCAGTGCCTCGACAAGTGCCAAAGCGGCCAGCCCAGGCATCCCCTCTACATGAGCAAAGCCGCCATTCTCCAACCTTATCCATGAATACCACCGAAGACCCTATTGCCAACATCGCCGCCCATTCGGATGGAAGCGGGAACGCTCTGGAAAGAGAGCGGCACGAATTTCAACAGCTTGCGGACCTGCAATCGAAACTGGAGTTAGCTCGAATGTTTGCAACGAAGCACCGCGAGCTCCTAGCCGGAGCCTCATGGGAATTCGACCTGATTGGACGATTCGATAAGCCGATTGAGATCAGGTTCTATGCTGGTGGGAAGATGCCTTACCGGGGGCAAAGTCTGTCACCCCTGGAATTCATCGCCGCTTTGTTTCCAGACATCGACTGGCATCGGGTGAACCACTCCAATTACGACGACACCTATCGTGATCTCTACGCAGAAACCGAAGGGATCGCCCTCCGTATCACTTATGCCGAGAAGGCCGAAACGGTGAAAGTATCCCGCCACAAGGCAAACGGCCGCGTCCAGATTCCCAAGACGCAAGGTTCCACCACCGAATTCTGACCCGATCGACCCGATTCACCCCGGAGCCGACGACACCCACTAATCCGGAAGTTAGAACGCCACCCATGGAATTTCTCAACATCGCCATTTCCGACCTCCAGAAACCGGAATACGTCGGCTCCGATCCAAAGGAGCGGGCAACCTGGTTGAACCTATCAGCGTGGTGTGCCCGCGTGGAGAACGGCGGTCGCATCGTCGGATGTCGGCAGTGGAAGTGTCGACAGTGGCAGCAGACGTGCGGGGTGACGTTGAAGGAGACGCAGGCCGATTGCGATCTGTGGACTTGGGATGGCGATGACATGGTCATGTGGAACTATCCGGCCCCCCAGGAAGCCAAGGTGCAGGCCCAGCGCGAGAGAGCGAGGACCAACGGGAAGAACGGAGGACGCCCTCCTAACGAACCGAATCCAGAACCAAGATTGGAACCGACTTCGGTTTCTACGTCGGAACCAACTTCCGAAAACGAAAGGGAAAGGAAGGGAAAGGAAGGAAAAGAAAAGGAAGGGAAGAGGAATGGAAACGACGGGGCTGCGCCCGTCGAAGCTATCTCCCTCCCTCTCGATTTGAACATTCAGGTGGCAGAAATCAGCATCGAACTGCACCGATTGTTTCCGGCGGCCCCGGAAGCCATGCCCATCGCCGAGCGCAACGCTCTCATCGGCGTGATGCCCGTTTTTCTCGAATTCACCGGCACCGACTGGCGCGCTGCCGCGGCGTGGGTGACCGCAACCCCGGCACAGCGAAGCCTCACCCACAAGCCGCGTTACCTTTGGCCACGGGGGCGGGGCGAGTTCATTGCCAATGTTGCCGAAGCCATCGAGCAAATCCGCGATTGGTGGAAGAAAAAGGGCCGGAAGACCTTCGAGCCACTACTCGCCACCACCAAGGAACCGGAGCCCCAACCCATGTCGCCCGAGGACCGCGCCGAAGTGGTGCAACTGTGGAAAAGTCTCAAAGAGAAGACGGCATGAGCGATGACCCCACCAACATCATCCCTTTTCCCGTTGGTTCCGTTGAGCCGCGGCCGGCGTGCACCGGGATTGTCCATCGGGACGCAACACCGCATTTCGGGAGATGCGGAATGCCGGCGGTGTGGCGCGTATGGACGCGATGCAGCGTTGAAACCCTGTGCGATGACTGCCTGGCCCGCAACGGCGGCGCACGCGCCTCTCTGGTTCCTCCTCAACGAATCCGACCAGCCTAACCGAGGATGCAGCTTCAACTTGATTTCAAAGGACCGCCGGATTGGTGGACGCCAGGGGATGAGGAGGCAATAGAGCGATACCAGGAATGGGAGAGACAGCATGCACTGGCCGACCGGGACAACAATCCTCTGGCCTGGACTCAAGAGGAAGCCGAGGCGTTCATTGACGCCCACGCGTACAAGTGGACTTGCCGGAGGCCACTTCTGGCGATCGGAGAACGGCGAAAAGGGAGACTGCCACGGTCCGGAACTCCAATGCGGCCGGACTCCGCATTGGAGCGGATGTGAACAGTATTCAGCGAGGGAAACCAAATGATCTCCGAACACGATCCTTGGAGCATATCTCATGAAAAAATACATCCTCGATGACGACGACCAGCGCGTGAGCGACGGCGACGAAATCCATTTCAGCTACGGCATTCCACCGGTGAGAGTCGACGGCATAGTGGTCACAATCAAACGAGAGCTTTGGGTCTTAACGCCCGGGCACAATCCAAACCGCTGTAAGATGGAGGATCTACGAGATTTCGTCGGCAACTTCTACAAATCGAACTGATGCCCGTCGATTGGTCACGTTACCCGAGATCCTGGAAGCGAATCCGTAAGGCGATTCTCCGTCGGGCTGGGAACCGTTGCGAATGGTGCCCGGCGGTCAATGGGCAGCCGAATCCGTTCACGGGCTCGAAGGTTGTTCTTACGATTGCCCACCTTGGCGAACCTTTTGCCACCGCCGCGGACAAGCACGACAAGTTCGATATTCGAGCGGAAAATCTCGCCGCCTTGTGCCAGAGGTGCCATCTACGGCACGACATTGACGAGCACGTCGCGAGCGCTCGGAAAACGAGTGAGGCGAAGCGGGAGCGCCTCGAACCAACTCTTTTTCCGCTACCGTAAATAGAGGAACTACGAGGTTTCGCCGGCAACTTCTACAAATCGAATTAAAAGTGAAATCGCTTTTCCAACTGCTGCTGCCGGTAATCGGAGATTCCAAGCCGGTGCTCGCGGAGGATGATTCCATGCATCACCTTTCGCGGGTGATGGGCGTTTGGAGGATGCGTGTGACCGTGGACATGGGGCCGAAGCTGGCTGGTAAGCGGTTAGTGATCTCGCTCGGCACCGGGAACTTGGCGATGGCGAAGCGCCAACGGGATTTGATTTTGAAGGCCTACGCAGCGGCCGGGGTGAAGATATTGACGCGGGCGGCTTCCCGTTTTGGGGAATGACTGTGCCACTGTTTTATTTTCCATCGGCTGACAGGGCAGGGGATAACGGTCGGGATGAATGCAGGCGAACCCGTGACAGGCCTCGACGCTGACGAGCTGGATGCGTTGATGTATTCCGCGCCCTATCGGGAAGCAGGCATCCGGTTTCTTGTGATCTTTCAGGCAGCACTGGCGCACTGCCTTCAGGCGGCAACTCCAGAGATCGGCATGCTCCAGGTTCGGTACGCGCTGGGTCTCGTCGATGAGTCGATGCGGGACAATGCCGCGAGGCTCGGGATCACGGCCGCTGGGATATCGAAGGGCGCGAAGCAGTTCGTTCGTGAAAACAATCTGCCGATGCCGGCATGCATGAAATCAGAAGAAGCCTCTAACCATTATCGAGATGTCCGGAACAATCAGCTTAAGTGATGAATTGGCAGATCAGATTCGTGATCGGCATGAGCAGGCGAACCGCAAAGGCGCGGCCACTTTGGATTCGATCAAGGAAGCGATCAGTGATCGGGTCGGAGTGGCCTACTTGGTCGAATCGGCAAAGGCCAAGCATCGGGGGAATTTCAGGGAATGGTGGAGGGAGAACGGGCTACCGATCGAATGGGCGGCTCGATACCTCAAACTCAGCAAGACAGCGAAACGCGCGGCGATCGCAGACAAGGACCAGCTCCGGCTGATAGGGCTTCTGCCATCGGCGACCGATCATCATGAGGGACAGGCATCAAGGGCGGTCAATCCGCTGGAATGGGTAAAATGGGCTGGGAAGCTCTCCACAACCCTCACAAGCGACCGGGTCAAGCAGATGGACAGCGTCCAGCGTCAAGTGGCGCTCAGGACTCTGGAGCCTGTGATGGCGCTCTACAAAGCCCTCCAGGGCAAGTGATCCCATGGCAACCCAACCCAATACCTTAGTGGATACCCCCCCTATTAGGGGACCCCTACACCCCCGCCTTGGTCGGAGGTGTTCGTCCTCTTTGTCGAAATCCATGAGTTTCTGAATTTGAACTGGGGCACACATGGCAGCCACAAAAAAACCCGGATCCCTCCGCAGCGAGGCGGCGCGTTTGACGCCGCTCCTCGGCATTCCCGTGTCCGTGAAGATGATCCGCGAGTGGAAAGCCAAACGCTACCCCCTTCAAAATCTCGAAAAACTGCGCGCAAAACTCCGCAACCAGGAACGCAACCCGCTCCCTCCCGTCGTCACCGACCAGCCTCCTCCGGAACCACCCGCCGCCCCATCCGAGGCCGCCGATCTGGATGCCGAAATCGAGCGCATCAAATCCTCACTCCTCACCGCTCAGGACTACGAAACAGCCCGCCTCTATGCCGCGCAAATCCGAGGCCTCCACGACCTCCAAAAGCTGCTGATCTCCACCGGGAAATCCGTCAGCCGCGAAAGCCAGCTCCGCGACTCGATGACTGCAGGCGGCATCATCCGTCAGCTTGTCCTCAAAATCCCGGTCGATATTCCGCCCATGGTCGCCGGCCTCAGCGCCGCGGAAAGCGTGGCACCTCTCACCGATTATGCCCACTCGATCCTCGCCCAGCTCTCCGACGCCTCCACCTATTTCAAAGATCAGATGAAGCCATGAAGCCTCAGACCTCCGACAGTCAATCTACCCAGCCATCGTCACCTGACGAGATCTGGTCGAAGTTTCACGACTACATCATGGCGGAGATTTCCGCCGGGCGGGTCCCCGATTTTATCAAGCGAGAAGACGGCAGCCCGCTGACATCGTTGGACAAGGCGCTGATGGTGCACCGCACCCGCGGTAGTTCGCCTGTAGTGATGTTCAGCGCCGATCAGATTGCCGATATTCGCCAAGATGGAAGGCCGCGACCTCTCTGGCTCTACGTGAAAACCGTCCTCTGGATTCTCTTCACCATTGCCAGCGTGGTCCTAATTGCATGGGCCAGCGCACGCCTCGCCGGCTTCCCCTCGATGCCATGAAACCCCACCCCCTCCGCGGCCTCGTCACTGTCCCGCTCGCGGGCCTGTCCTCAGCCTTCATCCTCTTCAAACTGCTGTTCCGTCCCAGCTTCTGGCGCTGCCTCTCCGACCGCTGGCCGCGCTGATAGACTCTCCGCCCTCGAATGATCACCGAGCGGTCAAACCCATGGCTGTCCGGTTTCACCCGCGCCTGCCGGCCGCCCGACCGCTCGCCCCTGGCCGACGTCGCCTCCCGCGAGGTCCATCTCGTCGGCTCCCAATACGGTCCCCGTTATTCCATCGGCACCGTCCCCGCCCATCGCATCATCTTCGATTGGTGGGAAGACCCCTCCATCTACGAAATTGCCAACATCGCCCCCACCGGCTTTGGCAAGACCACCGTCTTTGAAGTCTGCATCTCGAAGACCGTCGCCGACGACCCGGGCGACACCCTCATCATCGGTTCCAACCAGAAGAACATCAAAAAATGGATGGAGTCGCGCATGCTCAAGGTCCTGCGGATCTCGCCGTGGACCCGCGACTTCATACCCTCCGGCTCCGAGCGCCACGATTCGAAAAAAGATCAGATCATCTTCCGGCACATGTCGCTTTTTACCGGCGGTGCCAACGAGGGCGACACCCAGGAGATGTCCATCACCAAGACGATGGGCGACGAAGCATGGGAGTGGGAATACGGCATCATCGGCCACCTGCTAGCCCGCCATCACGACCGATGGAACCGGAAAAACCTACTCCAATCCCAGGGCGGCGAGGAGGGCACCGAGTGGCATGAGCACTGCAAGGCCGGCAAGTGGCACGATGCCCATCATGCCTGCCCCGCCTGCGGCGAATTCCAGTCCATCGTCATGGATCAGCTCACCGGCGACAAGATCAAGGATGAGAATGACGAATACGACTGGCCAAAAATCTACGAATCCATCCGCTGGAACTGCAAGCATTGCGAGGCCCAGTTCGAGGATACCGATGCCAACCGCCGCCAGTGGGCAAAGGAGGTGAAGCCGGTCTGGAATGGCCAGAAACACGTCCGCGGCCGCTACGTCATCTCCAATACTTTCATGACCGTCTGGACGAAGTCATGGGCGTCCGTCTTTCAAAAGTGGATCATCGCCACCGATGAATTGAAACGCGGCAATGTCGAGATGATGCGGCAGTTTGTGAACAAGGTCCTCGGCCAATTCTGGCTCACCAAGAGCGAAACGCCCACCCTGTCAACCGGCGGCGAATCCTACTCCAAAAAAGCCCATCACGAAGGTGAGGAATGGGAAGGTGAGCACTTCCGATTCATGACCATCGATGCCCAGAAGGGGCATTTCTGGGTCGCCATCCGCGCATGGAAACACGGCAGCGCCTCCCGCCTGCTCTGGGAGGGCAAGGTCGAGACCTGGCAGGGACTCTTCGATCTCCAGTCCCGCTACGGCATCGAGAACCGATCCGTCTTCATCGACTGCCGCTACCAGCCCGACCAGATCGCCGAGCAGATCTCACGCCACTGCGGCCGCGATGTCACCGGCCACTGGCAGATGACCATGGGCGATGACAACGACAAGGGCTACCTCAATGAAAACCGGAAGACCGGCAAAAAGGTCTATCGCATCTTTTCAAAATACCAAAACCCAATCACCGCCGCCGGCACTCCCTACCGGGTCATTCACTTTTCCAACCTCCGCGCCAAGGATGCCCTCGCCGCCCTCATGGAAGTCCCCGAAGGCCACTTCGGAACTCCCATCGATGTCTCAAAGCACTACCTCACCCAGATGTCATCGGAAATGCGGAAGGAGCGTGCGCCCGGCAAGTGGCGATGGGAAAAGATCAAAGACCATTTTCCGAACCACCTCTGGGATTGCGAAGTCCTCGGCATCGTCGGCGCGAACATCCGCGGCGTCCTCAAGTCCGACATCCCCATCGAATAACCGGGACCTTTCACCCAGCCGGCTCCGCCACCACGTCGATTCCGATCTCATCCAGCCAGTCGGTGCCCTCGCGGGTGCTCGGCTCGTTGGCCTCGATCACATCGTGGATCGTGAAGGTGCTGGTGTGGGCCGAGGTTTGCAGCGCCGCCACCCCCAGCGGATCGACCAGCGCGGCCCACAGTTCCGCCAGCCGGTTGTCCACGAAGGCGCGGGTGCTCACCGAGGAATCGACCTGGAACTGGCAGCGCAGCCGTATCACCCGGCACCCTGTCTCGGACGGAAGATCGGGATGTGGCTGGGAATCCTCCACATTCACTACCAGCGCCGGCAGCTTATAGGACTCCACCCCCGCGGCAATCTGCTCATCCGTCAGCGACTCATCCGCCCGGGAATGCCCGGCGTAGAGCGTGATCGTCGCCCATCCTGGAAACAACGGGGCATTATCCTCATCCACCGCCGCAAACGCGGCCGTGAGGTAGGTGACGATGGCGAGTTCGGTCTGTCTGGATAATTTCATCATATCAAAATGGTTTCAAATTCCGGAGGATCACCCCAAATGCTGCGGCGCGGCCCCGGCATTCCGCCGGTCCTGCATCCGCTGCAGCACTAGCCCGGTCTGCTTGGCCCGGAAATCGATCGCCCGTTGCTCGCCGGCATGATCCAGCGCCGCCCCGATGTAGGTTACATCGTTCTGGATCGACACCGTGATGCCGTCCTCGCGCTCCTGGATGGAGCCGGATCCGGGCGAGGGCTGCCGGGTCACGTAGCCGGGAATGCCGCGCACCCCGCCCAGGTCCCGCGCCGCCGCTGCGAAGCCACCCTTGGCGAACCCGACCCGCTTCTCGACCTTCTTGATATACGCCTCCACCCGCACGTTCACCGCGCCGCTGGCCGGACAGACGAGCGCCTTGGTGACGTGCTTCGAAAACGCCTGGGCGACATGCAGGGCACCCCCATCGAACGCCCCCACCGAGTAGCGGACGCCGGTCCCTAGATATTGATTGAGCAGTGTGGCCGCGTCCGATTCCCGCCTGGCCTTGACCAGCTTTTCGAAGCGCATCGCCACCCCGTCATTGACCTTTTTCAGGAGGCTCACGACCACGCCCATCGACGGATAGACGGCTTGGATTCGACCGCGGATCTTCTTCTGAGCCTTGGCCGTATCGTCATTCACCGGCCGCGTGTTCTTCGAAAGATCCGCCGCCAGCAGCCGCATCTGCGCCGGCACCACCTCCCGCACCGTCAGGTTGGAAGAATCCGCCAGCCGCTGGATCGCCCGATCCAGCTCGCCCTGATCCGTGAAGTTGATCGTGAGCATCAGCGTTTGCGCTTGGCAGGCTCTTCCAGCGTCAGCGTGATCGCGATCTGGCCCGCATGCACCGGCGGCTCGCTCGCCACCTGCCACTGTCGGCCGCGGGCGGTCGCCACGGCTCCGGGGATCGGCGGCTTGGCCAGCGCATCGGCCGGAAAGGTGATCGTCAGCAGCCGGTTCGGTATATCCGCCCCCTCCCCGAGCTGCCCCGCATCGGAACCCTCGTTGATGACCGCTTGCACCGTCACCTCGCCGAAGACGACGTCCTCGGCATCGAAGGTCGGCAGCGAGGCCTTGAGTGCCTGTTTGAGGAATTGTTGGACGCCCATGATTTTGAGATTCAAGAGTCCAGATTCCAGAACCCAGACGAGAGTAAGAGGAGAGAAGGAGAAAAGCAAACGGGCCGACCCGTGGGGCCAGGCCGCTTGTTGATGCTATGACCAAACCAAAAAGTTAGAAACGGACGGTGCCCGTAGCCTTGATGGCGGAGCCATCGGTGGTGAGAGCGCCGAAGGTGACCGTGAAGCGGACGTAGCGGGCGCAGTTGGAGGGCAGGCGCACCCGCTCCAGGAAGGCCGCGACCCCCGTGCCACCGGCCCCGGTGGAGACCTGGCTGAGCAAGACCTGATCAACCGAGCCGAAGGCTGGATCGGTGGAGGTCTCGATGATGCCGGTGACGGTCTTGGTATCGGGAACGATAACCGTCGAGAGCGCCGGGATGCTGAGCTCCAGCTCAAGATTCTCGGGCTTGAACGCCTCCAGGCCGAAGTCGATCACCGTGGAGTGAGTCGAGGCACTGGCGGCGGCGGGCAGGGCGAAGGCAGCCGGATTGACGGCCTTGTCCTGGATGTTACGGGCGAATTCGAAAGACATGATCGTGAGGAGTTGAGGTTATGGATGTCAGATCAGGCTCAGGCGACCGGTTCGGTATTAAGGATCGAGTCGGTGGCGATGATCGGGATGCCTTCGTATTCCGATGGGGTAGGAGCCAGCATCGGCTGGTTCGGACGGTTGGAGCCGGAACCCTGCAGGACCACGGTGCGGGACTTCTGGAGCTGCGTCCGCGAGCGGCGCGACATGAAAATCGCGTCGGGCACCCAGCCGGTCGGGAACAGGTTGAGCGCATCCGCGATGAGCAGATCGGTAAGGCCCTTGCCGGCGTCGGCGGTGAGGTTCTTGATGCGCACGACGGAGTTCGGAGAGGCGGACTGCATGCCGATCCAGGAGCAGAGGTCGGCCACTTCGCCAGGACCCTTGAGGCCATCGGCATCGGTGAGGGATTCCACGCGGAAGTCACCGAGCTCCATGGAGGCGTTGTTGCCCATCACCAGAGAGATGTCCTGATCGCCGAACTTGACGAAATAGACCGAGGAGGCGGTATCGGCAGTAGTGCCGGCGGCATTCACGATCATGCCGGCATCGACGACGCTGACGAGGCCGACAAAGCCCATGGCGGAACCAAGAGCGGTCCGGCCGTAGAAGACCTGGCGGCCGACCTTGCGCATGGCGGCCTGCATGACCCCCATGGCCTCGGTGGCCTTGATGTCTTCCGGGGCACCGTTTTCCTTCGAATCCAGCACTGACTTCCAAACCTCAATGCGGCCACCGAGGATGGCGCATTCCTGAAGCTTGTTTTCAAAGGTGGACTTGCCGGCGGCGATACCGCTGGAGGCGGCGATGAAATCGACCGCGGGCAGGCCGGTGCGGATCAGCGTTTTATAGCTGGTGCCGGAGACCTTGCGGATCGGGAACAAATTGACTTCCGGCGCGTAAGCGATGGAGCCTTCGACAAGGCCGGTGATGGCATCGCTGCCATTCATCCGGGCGACATCAAGTAGAGTGAGCATGGTGACGTGTGGTTATGTGATGAGATGACTAGCGAACTGATTACTTCTTGGCCGAGGCGAAGGCAGCGGAGACTTTGGCGTGGCCGGTGAGGCCGGCGGTATCGACCTTGCCGGTCTTCGACTCGGTGCCGACGGCGGCAACTGGGGCGTGACCGATGGCGGCGATCTTGGTGATGGCGGCGCGGTCCACATCGGCGTCGAAAGTGGCGAGCTTGCCGTTGGCAGCGGTGAGGCTGGCCTCAGAGGTGCCGAGATTCTTGATCGCCTCGTCGCGCTCGCTGGTGCGGGCTTCGAGGTCTGCGGTGAGGGTGGCATTGGTGCCCTCCAGTTCCGTGACCCGCTCGCGGGCGGTGGAAAGTTCGCCATCGCGGGTGGCGATGGTGGCTTCATGGGTGGCAACGACGCCGCCGAGGCGGGCGATCTCTTCTTTGGCGGCTTTATCGGTCCAGAACATGGTTTTGAAATTTAGCGGTTCGTAGGAGTGATGGTGTCAACTGACCATCTGCTTGAGGTATTGGATCGCGTCGTCGGCGGTGCCGATGGCATCGATGAGACCGAGCGCTCCGGCTTTTTCGCCGGAATACCAGCCGGCGCGGAAGACCTCCGGGTCCAATTCGGCTCCGGAAGCGGCGCGGCCGATTTCGACCTGAGCACGGAAGGCCGCGCCGGCTTCGTCGATCGATTCCTGGAGGAAGGCGAGTTGGGTATCGTCCGGTTCGAGGTGGAAGGTGCTTTTCAGGTCGGCACCTTCGGAGACGAGCGCCTTGAAGGTGACGCCGAGGTCGGCCCAGAAGGCATCACAGTCGGCCCAAGTGATGATCGCCCCAACATTCCCGACGAGGGCGCTGGGGGTGGCGATGATCGCCCCGGTGCAGCATGGCAGCCAGTAGGCGGCGGAACACGCCAGCCCGTAGCAGAAAGACGCCGTGGGGATCGGGCAGGCGCTGAGTGCCTGGCCACACTCGATGATGCCGGAGACGGTGCCGCCCGGACTGTTGATCTCATAAAGGATCGCGGCGGCTCCCGACTGCTGGGCTCGGGCGGTCTCGGCGATGATCGTCCCATAGCGGGTGGCGATGCCGAGCTTTTCGTAGATCGGCGGGCATTGGTTGAGAAGCGCGCCGCGGACCTGGATGTGGGCGATGCCGTCGGGATCGATGAACATCGACTTACGCAGCGTGTAGTAATCCGACCACCAGCCGTCCCCATCGTCGTCATCATCATTCATGTCGGCCCGGCTGCGGGTGGAGGCATGCTCCGGGATTTCGAGGGCGGACAGCGCGAACTCTTCGACAGCCTCGGGCCGGATCATCCACTGCTGGCCCTTGATGGAGGCGAGCATGCGAAGCTGCCCGATGGTGGGGGTGATGGTTTTCATTCGGCGGGGTCTTTCTTTTTCGAGGGGTCGGCCGGATCAGGCTCCTCGCCATCATCGAGCGGCGGCGCGATGTCGTTCGGATTGAGCATGTAAAACAGCCGGCGGTCGGGCTTGATGCCGTATTTCCCCTCCGCGGCGGTGATCTTGAGCTCGCGCTGGAAGACTTCCTCGATGCGTTCATCGTCCATCTGCTCGGGATCGACGCCTTCCTCGCGGTAGATGCCGCGGCGGTTCTTGATGCCGATCTTGAAATCCTCGCGGCGCTGGGCGGCTTCCTTGCCGGGATCGATCGAGAACTTGCGCGGCATGCCGAAATCCCAGCGCCACCAGTCATCGGTGAATTTCGGGGTAGGCAGGATGCCGCTCTTGATGGCCTTGGCGACGGCCCAGCGGACGACGCGCTGGGCAATCTTCCGCAGGCAGTCCTGGCGGTCCTCGACGGACATGCGGGCACGTTCTTGGATGTTCCGGACGAGGGCGGCATTGACATCCGAGCTCTTCCACATGAGTTCGAAGGGCCAGTCCATGCCGGTGGCGAGGATGCGGACGACTCGGTCCTGGTAGCTGTCCCACATATCGCCCGGGCGATCGTGTTTCACCTGCTCGATCTTGCCGCCGGAATTGGCGCGGATGTAGCGGATGGTGCCGCCGGCCATGAGCTGGGTATCCGGACCGATGGCCTTTCCATCGCCGTCCTTGGCGGATGGGATGAGGGTCGGATCATCGATGTCCGGGCCGCCGGTCTCGTTGTATTCGACGAGGCCGATGGAGGAGACCATGAGCTGGGCCATCTGCTCCCATTCGTGGGAGAGCATCGATCCGCGGATGAACTTGAGTGCATTGGCGGCGGCCGGTTCGCCTCGAATCTGGTCGGACCAAGTCGGGTCCATGCCGAAAATACAACGGTTGGCCGGGATGTCCTGATCGTCCTCAACGGTATTTCCAAGGACGCGGTAGCCGAGGACGCGGTCGAAGCGATCACGGATGACGCCATGGGAGATGCGTGCGCCCTGAAAAGGACCGCTATTGACCAGAGAGGTGGAGGAGAATTGCCCGTAGCCCCCGCCGGCGCTGCGTTGGCCGATGCGGTTGGCCATAACACGCTGCATGAGCGGGTAATCGCCATCGGTGAGAATGATGAGGAAGTCGCCATCGCGATCCATGCCCACGCAGTCGAGCCAGAGCAGGAGCTTGAAATCCCACCCTGGGCCGCGGATGTCACAATTGTCATACCACTGGTTTTTTAACCAATCGGCAGCGGTTTTTCCGAACTCAAGATCGCGTCCGGTAAAGTGAGGGTCCCAAGCACGCCCAACGACATTGTTGGCCTTTTGGATGATCGCGCCACGGGCCGGGCCGAAGTTCTGGAAGACGAGTCGGGAGCTGGAGAGTACCACTTTCCGATCCTGATCGGGCACCAGCTTCTCGAAATCTGCGATGTAGATCGGCTCCGGAGGCATGGTGCGGTCCCCTCGATTCGCGGCGGAGGCGAAGGTGGGGCGGCTGCT